TTTTAGGGGATATTCTTTTATCGTCCCTTCCCCTAACAGGTGACTCTGTTTGACCGTTTCCATAGGGATTAAATGATCCCTCCAGAAACAGTTTTAGTAATGGTTGTTGTGTGTTAAACATTGTTAACATATTTGGGCCGACCACCGCCGATTCCTGGCCTGTATAGAAATAATTCATCTCTAAGTGGTTCGGAACCCCCAAAGCAACCATAGATTTAATAAATGGTGACCCATATCGTACAGATAACTTTTGTAAAATCTGTATATATGTGGCACGATATTCCTCCCACCATGAATGGGGGTAAGACATCAATAATATTGCAAAACACTGTTGAACATATCGTTCTGGATCAATTGATCTTCGCTCAGTGTAGCAAACTGGTAATAATAATCGAGATGAATTCCACTTCGGCAGTGGAACCCCTCTATCTACAGAAAAAGTAAATCCTAAGAAAGTCATTTTGGTCAAAGATATTTGATAACCACTATGAAATTCTTTTAACACTAATCCATGAAAATTCAAAAGTCTCTCTTTAACAAAGTTCTCATTCAGCATTAAGCTAAAACACTTCATCAAAGCAGATCCATTATCGTCTCCATACAAAGCTACCATCTGTTTAAACAACAGTTCATAGGTTGGTAACTTACCATGTTCTTGAAAATATGCAGATACTAATAAGTCTGCTACTATTTCAAAACCTGCCTCTATATTATTTGAAGTTGTCATACCTGAACCGGAATTATTTCCAAATGTTCTCAATACAACATCTCCATTATAAAACACTAATATAGATCGCTTTAGTGCATTGCACACCCATTGCGCAATTTTTCGGTACTTCTCTTCCTTATTCATCGTAAGGAAATTTACATATCTCCTATCAGCAGAGTCATCCAATAAAACCTTTCGATCATATCCTTTGACATCCCACCAAACAAAGATTGGATATAGTAATTCACCATCTTCCACCATTGTAAATTTCTCCCACATATTTTTAACTCCTCCAGCAAATGGATTAAATCCATAATATGACCAGAGGTAGTTTTTCAAATTTTCATTACCCTGTCCAAACAGACGTATCTGCCAATATAGTAAATGAAATCCCGGTATACAAAAACTACGACACTTTTTGTCAAAGTAATCTTGCATAGCGGCCATTTCTTCTTTTGGTACTGAGTCATATAATGCTCCTACCTCTATCAATTTATCTATATCATCAAATAGTTCCTGCCAATTATTTGAATTAATCAGATCGGAACGTGTTT